GTTTAACGGGTTTGTGCCACCTTCAATACGAACGACTGAATGGAAGATTACTCGTTCGATCCTACTTCACATGATATATTCACTGAGGGGTCTCATTCAATTGACGAACTCCCCTTGCGACCTGGTCATTCGCGAGCAACCAACAGTGAAGCCATCATACCTTCCAACTTTTCTTCTCAAACATTGACTGAAATTGCGAAATATGGAGGATACTCAACCTACAATTCGCAATCAAATACAGACCCCTTTGTGAGAGAAACCCTAAAAACTTACTCCCGAGATGTGTACGACGAGATCTACGGTTATACCCGGAGGCCGGAGGGCACCATGGGTATGTACAAGTCACTGTTAAAGTTCAGTGATGACCGTAGTTCTTTTCACCATCTAAACCGTGTACAACGGAGGTCAATGATTAGTGCTATTGCTAAAGCCCGGAAAGCGTTTAAACTCCCGTGGAAACGGGAACCGCTAGATTGGCATGATGTTGGACAGTTCATGCGCCGTGATACGGCTGCAGGCGTCTCCTTCATGGGCCAAAAGAAGGGCGAAGTGATGGAAGAAATCTATCATAAGGCTAGATGGTTAGGACACCGTATGAAACAAGACGGTAAGACACGTTTCAATCCCACCAGGATGAGGTTCCCTCCTTGTCTTGCCGGGCAGCGCGGTCACATGTCGGAGCGTGACACGCCTAAGACCCGTTTAGTGTGGATTTACCCTGCCGAGATGCTGGTGGTTGAAGGATTCTACGCCCCCCGAATGTACCGGGATTTTATGGACGATCCGAATACCCCAATGCTTAACGGTAAATCTTCACAGCGCTTGTATACCGAGTGGACTGTGAATCTAAGGGAAGGTGAAACTCTGTACGGAATTGATTTTTCGTCCTTTGACAGCAAGGTACCAGCGTGGCTAATTCGCGTGGCCTTTGATATACTCAGACAGAATATTGACTGGGAGCACTTTGAGGGTGAAAAAGTATCAAGGCGTGAAGCGCAGAAGTGGCGAAACGTTTGGGATGCCATGGTGTGGTATTTCATCAATACTCCGATGCTGATGCCCGACGGTCGCATGTTTAGAAAGCGTCGTGGCGTGCCTTCCGGATCGTGGTGGACCCAAATGGTTGACTCCATCGTCAACTATATCTTGGTAGTTTATCTAACTGAGTGTCAGGGTACAACGGTTCGAAACGTGAAGGTCTTGGGTGATGATTCGGCTTTCCGATCAGGCGATGAATTTGATCTATCCATCGCCGAGACAGATGCATTAGCGGTAAAGATGGAAATGCATCCAGATAAGTGTGAAAAGACGACGAATCCGTCGGAATTCAAACTGCTGGGTGTAGTTTACCGCAATGGCCACTGCCACCGTGAAACGGCGGAGTGGTTCAAATTTGCTCTCTATCCCGAGTCAGCTGTGCCTACAGTTGACGTGTCTCTCACGAGACTGATCGGCCTGTGGTTAGGCGGCGGCAT